ACAGACACGATTACGTTGACAGGCACTGTTCAACCTGGGGTCGTTATCTCTGGTTCGTCCAGTGGCGATGCCTTACGGATTACACAAACCGGCACAGGCAATGCTTTGCTTGTTGAAGATGAGACCAATCCTGACTCTTCGCCTTTTGTTGTAAATGCTTCCGGCAACGTGGGGATTGGGACGACTTCGCCGGGTACAAAACTGGTTGTCACTGGCGCAGGGAACATTACATCTACGATCAGCTCGTCTAGCGGCTTTGCACAGCTTTCTCTGTCCGGCTCGTCTGGTCAGAGTTCGTTTATTACCTATACAACGACAGGCGGTGGAGGACTTGGGTTCTTTGACGCAACCGCTAGCACCGAACGCGCCCGTATCGGCAGCGGGGGTGAAGTTTATTTCCCAAGCGTTGGAACAACAGCCTCGGCTGCGAATGCTTATCTTAATAACGGATCAACACCAGCAAATCAATTGCTGAGATCAACATCGTCGCTGCGTTATAAGACAGATGTTGAAACGCTTGACCACGCTAAAGCCGATGCCGTTCTTAACTTGCGTCCTGTATGGTATCGCTCCAAAGCTGAGGCTGACCGCAAAGATTGGTCATGGTACGGTTTAATTGCCGAAGAAGTCGCTCAGGTTGAACCAAGGCTTGTTCACTGGTCATACCCCGAAGATCAATTTGAAACAATTGAGACTCAGACAGAGATTGAAAAGACCCGTGAAGTTAAAGTAACGCCAGCGGTTTTAGATGACGAAGGCAATGTTGTTGAGCCTGCCGTTACGGAAACAGAAACCTATACGGAAACCGAAACAAAGTCTGAGCGTAAGTTAAAAGCAGATGCTCAACTTGCTCCAGACGGTGTTCAGTATGATCGCTTGACGGTGATGCTGCTTGACATTGTGAAGCGTCAAAATCAACGCATCGAACAGCTAGAAGCAAAGGTTGCAGCATTGGAGGCTCAATGAACCTAAACCTAGCCCAAATCGAAACAAGCAAGAACCCACCAATCACTAAACCACCATTGCCTTGGCTATGAACTTGAACCTCGACCAAAACGAAATCCAATTTATCCTCAACGTGCTTGGTGATCTACCGGCAAAGACAGGCGTGTGGCCTTTGATTGTGAAGATCAAGGAGCAGGCTGAGGCGCAAATTCCGAAAGACGAGCAATAAAGGTGATGTATGACTTCAGCCGACTCCGAAGCCTTAAAACGCATTGAAGTTCACGAAGCAGTGTGCGACGAACGCTATTCGCAAATCAACGCCAGGCTCAAAAGATTGGAGATGATCCTTATGACCACGGCGGGCACCATCATCATTTTGCTTTTGAATTTAGCGCTGAAGTTGAAATAAGCATTCAGCAAGCCATACGCCTCCATGGAAGCAATAACCGACGCAATCGGCAAACTGTGGTACTTGGGTGCAGCAGTGGTTGCCATTGCGGCTTATGCGGTAACGATCAAAGTGCGCCTTGATTATCTTGAAAAGAATTACGACAAACAAATCACAGCACTATGGGAAAAGGTGAACGAGTTGAACGAAAAGTGCCAAGGGTCAGCCTAGCATGATGACGCTTTTATCGACGCTCCTGTCATTCTTAGCCGGTGGCGTGCCCAAGTTGCTTGACCTTTGGCAGGACTCCAAGGATAAGGCGCACGAGCTGGAACTTGCCCGTATGCAAAATGAACGTGAGCGTGAGTTAGCCGCCATGGGATTGCTTGCGCAGCAACGCATTGAAGAGATTCACACCGAGCAAGTGGCAATGCAAACGCAAGCCGAAGAAATGAAAGCGCTGTATGCGCATGATATTGCAATTGGCGAAGGAACAAGCCAGTGGGTCAAGAACGCCAGAGCGTTGGTGCGTCCTGTGTTGACCTATGGCATGTTCATGCTGTTGGTATTCGTTGAGATTGGCGGATTCTGGTACGCGTGGACAACCAATGTGCCATTCGATTTGATGCTTGATCAGCTATGGGATGACGATACGCAGCAGATTTGGGCCGCGATTGTGGCCTTTCACTTTGGGTCACGAGCCTTTGCGAAATGATCAGTCCGCTTGCCCTACAAATGATCAAGCATCACGAAGGTGTGCGTGCGCGGCCGTATCGCTGCCCCGCGTTGCTTTGGACCGTGGGTGTTGGCCATGTCATTGACCCATCGCACATCAACGTCAAAGTTGAAGAGCGTAAAGCCTTACCCATCCCACCGGGTTGGGATCGCACGTTATCGATGGCGGAAATTGACGACATACTTACAAAGGACTTACAACGCTTTGAAGCTGGCGTATCACGATTATGTCCTGCTGGTCTTACTCAGCCTCGCCTTGATGCACTCGTCAGCTTTTCGTTCAATGTGGGGTTAGGAAACCTTCAGCGATCAACGTTAAGGATGCGCCATAATCGAGGCGACTATACGGGCGCAGCAGTTGCGTTTAAGATGTGGACTAAAGCGGCAGGGAAAGAGTTGCCGGGCCTGGTCAAACGCCGCCGCGATGAAATGGCCCTTTACATGAGCAACTGACATGCCACTCGTCCCTATCAAACTTCCTCCAGGCGTCTACCGAAACGGCACTGAGTACCAATCGAAGGGCCGTTGGTATGACGCCAACCTTGTGCGTTGGTTTGAAGGCACGCTTAGACCCATGGGCGGATGGCGGCAATGGTCATCCTCAGCAACGTCAGGCGTTCCTCGCGGTATGCACGCATGGAAGGACAACTCAAACAATATTTGGCTTGCTGTTGGTACGGCATCAAAACTTTACGCGTATCAAGGCGATGCTGATCGCGCAGACATTACGCCAACAAGTTTTAGCGCTGGCCGAACGGATGCCACGCCTAACTTATCGTATGGCGGAAGAGATTACGGACAAGAGGCTTACGGCACTGCAAGATCATTCAAATCAACCTTAGCTATTCAGCCCGCCACAACATGGTCGATGGATAACTGGGGCCAGTATCTTGTGGCGTGTTCGGATTACGACGGTAAGCTGTACGAGTGGCAACTTGACTTTACAACGCCAACCAAAGCCGTTGCCATCACGAACGCGCCAACGAGTTGCAAGGGTTTGATTGTCTCTGAAGAGCGTTTTCTGTTTGCTCTTGGCGCTGGCGGCGATCCAAGAAAAGTGCAATGGTCTGACCAGGAAGACAATACGGTTTGGACGCCAGCCGCCAACAATCAAGCGGGTGACTTTACGCTTTCAACGCCTGGCTCAATTGTTTGCGCCCGCCGCGTGCGCGGTGGCGTCTTGATTCTTACTGATGTTGATGCTCACTTTGCACAGTATCAAGGACCGCCATATGTGTACGGGTTTGAGCGCGTTGGGACGGGTTGCGGTGCCGTTGGCGTATTGAGTATTGCCGCTGCCGATACGTTTGCAGCGTGGATGGGAGCGAGCGGATTTTGGTTGTTTGATGGTTACGCCAAACCGCTACCAAGTGATGTTTCCGACTATGTGTTTTCTAATCTGAATCGTATCCAGTCATCTAAAGTTGCTGCAATTCACAATGCCAAGTTTGGCGAAATCATTTGGTTTTACCCATCGCTTGCGGCGATTGAGATTGATTCATATGTTGTTTGGAATTACAGGGAGAACCATTGGTCAATTGGTGCGCTAACGCGTACGGTTGGTACAGGTCAAACGGTATTTCCATACCCCATGCTTTGTTCGCAAGATGGTCACATTTACGAGCATGAAATTGGATGGGATTACGATGGCGAAACGCCTTATGCCGAATCGGGACCGTATGAGATTGGCATGGGCGACAATTTGCTTGTGGCAAGTCAATTGGTGCCTGACGATAAAACGTTGGGCGATGTAACGGCAACATTCAAAACGCGCCTGTACCCAACAGGAACAGAAACAACGTATGGGCCGTATTCGCTTGCTAATCCAACGTCGGTACGCTTGCAGGGACGCCAGGTTAAGGTACGCGTCACAAGTAACAACAATACGGATTGGCGGGTTGGCATTATGCGCTTTGATGCTCAATCGGGTAGCAAACGATGAAACTTCAGCGCCCAACGCTCGAATACGATACGGCTGACCAGTTGTCGCTGCGACGTGCGCTTGAATTGGCTGACGCGTTGAATCGTAAAAAGAACGTTGATATTGAACTTGGGCAAGATGAAAAACTTGTCATTCGTTCGCCCAATGGGACGCGTTACTACTTAACCGTTTCCAATGTTGGCGCGTTGAGCGCCACAACGATGTGAGCAAGCCATGGACTTAAGTGTTTACGGATCGCCAGAAGACTTTGCATGGGGTCTCGCTAATGATCCCAACTTTGTTAAGTTGGCGGCAAGCTATGGCATTACGCTTGACGATATGCTGTCTTACATTAGTGGCGGACAACCTACACCGGAACCTACATCAGCACCTGTTTCAACGCCAGCGCCAACTTCAGCACCTGTTTCAACGCAAGAACCTACACCAACGCCAGCGCCTACATCAGCACCAGTGCAAGGTGGCGGATTGCTTGATACATCGCCCGGTTTTACCGATGTCAATGAACCTGATTATGGGTACTATGAACCAGTAAGAACGCCTTACAACGGACTTTCGTTTCAGGACATTGTTAACCAAACACAAATTCGCGCCAATCAAGGCTACACGCCAACCGATCTATACAACTTTGGCGTTTATTCGCTTGGCCTAACCGCTGATGAAGCGCAGGCAATCCTTGGCAACATAACGTTTGCGACGCCTGCGCCTACGCCGGCACCAACCACAACGCCAGCACCTACGCCGACGCCGGCACCGACCTCAACGCCAGTACCTACAACAACGCCGGCACCTACAACAACACCGGCACCAACCTCAGCGCCAAGTGGCGGCGGACTTTTGACGGGTGGAAATATGATTACTTTAGAGCAAGCAAGTTTGGTGTTTGAGGGTTTGTTTGACAGACGCCCAAATGATGCAGAAATTGCCAACTTCAAAATAGCACTAAACGATAAAAACCCGGCATTGTCATCAGAAACGGCGTTTTACAATTACCTGAAATCAACGCCTGACTATGATGCTTATGTCAAAGGGTTGCTTTCAAACTTTGTAACACCAGCACCGACGCCAACGCCTACAGCTACACCATCCCCAACGCCAACCCCGACGGTTACGCCAGCACCTACTGGTACACCAGCACCTACAGCTACACCAGCTCCAACACCGTCTCCAACTACAACACCAACGCCAACGGTAACGCCTGCACCTACACCAACACCGACAGTAACGCCTGCGCCAACACCGGCACCTACGTCTGCACCTGGCGTACCGATCAATGACGTGCAAGCATCAGCCGTTTTTCAAAGCGTGTTTGGGCGCGTGCCAAATGCTACAGAGTTGGCAAACTTTAGAGGTTATCAGCAAGGCACAACGCCGTTCACGTCAACAGATGCCTTGACAACTTACCTCATGTCAACGCCTGACTATGCTTTTTATAAAGCTAACCAAGCGTTACCGCCGGCAACTTATGGCAAAGCCGTTGTTCCGCAGGCGCAGTTGCAATACGGGTACGGACCAGAGCAAGGGTTGCTCACAAACATCAAAGGCCCAACGGGTCAGCAGATTCAAAATTACATGGATGCTTTTTATGCGGCATCTTATGGTGGTACACCAACGGCTGGATTGCTTGCACCATACGTTGCCGCCAATCAAGTGACATTGCCCGCATCCTTTTACGCCATGCCGCAAGGAGCGCCAACGGCGCAGCAGTTAGCCGCCACAGGTCAAGGGTTGCTCAACACGGGTACAACATTCAACGATTTACGCGCTGAGGCGCAAAAGTCTAATTTATCGCCACAAGTCACAGGCTCAATCCTTTCCACCTTAAACCAAGGTGCCTCATTGCCTTATGTGCAAGGATTGCTATCAGGAACTCTGCCGTTAGTGGCTGGCGAAAACTTATTGGCGTACAAGTGAACGCACACGATTTAAGCCACTGGGATCGATGCCGGCCATTTATTGAAGCGGCATTGTCTTTCACTGGCGGAACACATACCATTGAGGACATAAAGCGAGCCGTTGACGCCAATGAAATGCAGTTTTGGCCAGGTCAACAATCCGCTGTCATCACTGAGATTCAGAGTTACCCACAAGCCAAAGGGATGCACTATTTTCTTGCTGGCGGGGACTTAGAAGAACTCTCGCGTATGCGTCCAATCCTTGAGAGATGGGCGCAATCAATCGGATGCAATCGTGTGACACTTGCCGGAAGACGTGGTTGGCTGCGTACGTTTTTGGCGGACGAAGGTTATGAAGAGAAATGGACTGTCATGTCCAAGGAGTTGAATCATGAGTAAAAGCGGCGGCGGTCAGACAACGCGTGTTGAACTTGACCCGGCATTCAAACAGGCGGCGCTAGAGAACTATGAGTTTTCTAAGCAACTAGCCGCCCAGGAATACACGCCTTATGGCGGCGCAAGAATAGCCGCGCCCACGGCGGCAACGCAACTGGGCTTGCAGCAACTTGCATCCGCCGGGGCTATGGGGCCAGGTACGCAGACCGTTGATTACGCAACGGCATTGGCACTGCAACCGACGAGCATTGCCGGTAACATTCAGCAATACATCAATCCGTTTCAGCAGCAAGTCATTGGAACGGCATTGCAAAATATTGAGAATCAACGAGCGCAACAGCAATTGCAAAACGCCGCAGCCGCCACACGCGCACGCGCCTTTGGCGGATCGCGCCAGGGCGTTGTTGAGGCAATGACCAATCTCAATGCTTTGCAAGCGGCAGGCCAAACGGCTGGCAACTTGGCTTATCAAGGGTTTGGTCAAGCGGCGCAACTTGCACAGCAAGACGTTGCAACGCGCCAGGCGCAGGCTGCGCAACTGGCGGGGCTAGGTGCACAGCAACAAGCAATCCGCCAACAACAAGCGCAACAACTGCTTGGCGTTGGCGCACAAGAGCAGGCGCAACAACAAGCGCAACTCGATTTGGCGTATCAAGATTTCTTGCGCCAACAAGCCTACCCGTTGCAACAATTGAACATTAGATCGCAAGGCTTAAGCGGGTTTCCCGCTGAGAATCAACAAATCGCGTCACAGCGTTTATCACCAGGTCAACAGTTTGGTCAGGGCGTTAGTACGTTGGCGTCACTTGCTTATCTTATGACTGGTTCAGATAAGCGCATGAAAGAAAACGTTGATCGCATGGATTCGCCATTGTCGCAACTTGGCAAATTGACGGGGTATGACTACAACTACAAGGGCGATGATCAACGAACTGGCGGTGTAATGGCGCAAGACGTTCGACGAGTTATGCCTGATGCTGTGTCTATGCGTAATGACGGCATGATGGCGGTGAATTATCCAAAGGTAACCGGCCTATTAGTTGAAGCTGTAAAGGAACTTGATCGCAGGACAAGGGGATAAGCATGGCGTCATTACTAGACTTTTTTACGGGCAGCGGCAGTTTTGGCGGGCAACAATTGCCCAATTCGCCTGAAGCTGCATCACAAGGTTACGCGCCAAACATCTTTGATCGCTTTGGCACTGGACTTGATCGCTTGCAACAGTACCCTGGCTTGCCCGCCATGCCGATGGACGAGGAAGAGCGGCGCAGACAGCGCTTGCTAACGCTTGCGCAATTAGGCTCAACGGTTGCTCGTGGCGGCACACTGGCTGAAGGCTTGCAAGGTGTGCAGCAACAAGGGTTGCAAAGGCAGTTGTTTCAAATGCAACTTAACGAGCAACAGCGCAAGTTGCTTGAGCAACAGCAATTATCGCAACGTATGGCTGGATTACGCCAACGCTTACAAGGATTGCCAACCGAAGTAACGCCAGCCATGGCGCTTGCTGGTGGTGGCGGACCGACGGAACAAGCCGCACAAATGGTTGGTCAGCGCATACCTGAAGATACCCGCCAACAAATGAGGGCTGATTTGTTGCGAAGTGTGGCTTCAGAATTAGCACTTGAACCAGGCGGAGCGGCACAAGCCAAGGCTTTGACGGAACTTGCACAAAACATTACTGAAGTCCAAAAACCAACCATTCTTTCGCCGGGCGCAAGAGCGGTTAGTCCAACAGGAAGATTGATTGCTGAGGCGCCGTTTAAGCCAGAAGAAAAAAAGCAATTAAGTTTTGAGCAAGAGATCATGGCTAATCCAAACTATCTTGATTCTCCTGCTGGTCAAGCCGTACTTAGGATGAAAACACTACTTGCTCAAGCAGGAAAGCCGCAAACAAACATTAGTGTTTCGACGGGGGAAACCTTTGCCAAGGAAATAGCAAAGGGTGCCGCCGGTCAAGCTCAATTACAAGTTGAACAAGGGCAGTCATCAGCAAGTCAGATTGAAAATAGCAACCGCGTTAGAGCGTTGCTTGATCAGGGCGTGATTACTGGCTTTGGTGCTGAAGGAAGGCTTAAGTTAGGCCAGGCAGCTCAAGCGTTAGGGTTTAATCAAAACGATCAAAGGATTGCAAATACCGCCACATTGATTCCTCAACTTGCGCAACGCACGTTGAACAACGCATCGAAGATGAAAGGCGTACTGTCTGATTCGGATATCTTGTTGCTCACAAAAGTATCAAACGCCGATATTTCAGTTGGCGAGGCATCGTTGCGCCAAGCACTAGACATCTCTGATCGCGTTGATCGTGAATTAATCAAGCGCGGACGCAATGCGGCTCAGACGATCCTTGCAACGCCTGGTATGCAGCAATTTGCACCGCTGTATCAAATCAATGAGCCAAAGCCGTACTCCAAACAAGTCACAGTGCAAGGCAAATCAATGACCGCCACAAAAGGCACAGATGACAATTACTATGTAACTGTTAACGGCAAGCGTTACCGCGTAGAGGAATAAATCATGGCTGAAGCCCGACTCATACCCGTTGAGGATGATGAAGAAAAGCGCGAGGTGCGTTTGATACCCGTTGAAACGCCGCGCATAGAGCGTCCGCCATCACCAACCATTGGCGAGCGAACGATTCGTGGGTTTATGGATGTTGGGCAGGGTATTAAGCAGTTGTATTTAATGGCAACTGATCCTGAAGAAGCCGCCAAGTACACTCAAAAAGTCAATAGAGATTTGGCTTTGTATGAGGCCGCAATTGGCACTGCGCAGCCGCCTAGCATTTATGGCGAGCGCGGTATGCGTACCGATGCAGGACCAGCGGCAGACATTCCGCGTATGGTTGGCAATGTCATGGCAACTGCGCCGGCCATGCTCATACCTGGTGGCCGCGAGTTGACGCTTGGAGGCATAACGGCGCGGACACTTCAGGGCGCCTTGCCAGCCGCAGCGATGTACAGCGAAGCAGGAACGCCGGAATCTAAACTTGCGCAAGCGGCAACAGGCGCTGTTGCCGGTGTGGTGGCGCCTGAAGTAGTGAAAGGCGCAACGCGTCTTGCGTTAGGCGGAAAAGATGTGGTTGGCGGCATGGCCCGCCAGGCAGTAACGATGCCGCCGGCACAAGTGCGTGTTGAGATCAACAATTACATCAAATCGCTCGATCCACAGGCTGACATTTCGCAACTCACAGCAACCGCGCAAGCGCGATTGGCTGAAGGTGCAAAGCAACAGTTACGCGCCACAGGAAATCTTGACCCGGCATCGTTGATACGCCGTGAAGATTTTGAAAAACTAGGTATGCCCTACACGGCAGGGCAAGTTACGCGTGATCCAAGGCAATTTGCTATGGAGCGCAACTTAGCCGCCATTGAGCAATCAGGCCAGCCATTACTTGACATTTTTACGCAGCAGCCGCGTCTGTTGCGCGAACGGCTTGAAGCAATACGCGGCCAGGCGCAACCGACGCCATTGGCAACGGGTGAAGCCGTAACAGGCGCAATTGGTCAGCGCGTTGATCGTAGCGGTATTTTTGGTGCGTTAGGTGCTGACATTGACGCGGCTTACAACGCAGCGCGTGGATTGCCAGGCGCAAAAGATCAAATACCTTTTGGCGATTTCCGCCAACGCATTCAAGCGACGCTTGATGACTTTGAAGATGTTATTCCTGCGCCTGTTAAAAAAAGAATTGATCAGTTTGCTATTGGCGGTGAAGATGGACGCCCATTTAGTATTGAAGAAGCGATCAAGTTTCGTCAGTTACTTACGCAACGAGCTGGCGAAAACCCTGGTTCCGCCAAAGCAATGGGTGACATTAAACGCCAACTCGATGTTTATTTGGCTGAAGCCACGCAAGGATTGGAAGCAAACGAAGCGGTGCAAAAGTTCCGCGAAGGCATCAATCTGTCAGCCGCCAGAGCAAGGGAATTTGAACCATTCAAACCAATCGTTGCCGGTCAAGCCAATCAAGATCAATTTTTTCAACGATTCATCATTGGCGGGCAAACCAAAGACGTCATTGCTTTACGCGATACGCTTACTAAGCCACGCGGTGCAAAGATTGACCAAGCAGTGCTCGATCAGGCCAAAGCGGCATGGGATGACGTTAGGGCGCAAACAGTTCAATGGCTTATTGATAGTGCCGTTGGTACGTCAGGTGCGTTTAGCCAGGCAGGATTTAACGCCGCGTTAAAACGCATTCAACCGAAACTTGAAGTGCTTTTCAATAAAGAAGAGGTTGACCAGTTAAAGCGTATCGGTCGAGCATCAACCGCAGCGTTTGGCGAGCCAGCAACAGGCGGCGTGCCACTTATCAATCGATCAGGCACAGCGCCAACGCTCATGAATATTGTGACGCGTGGTGTTGGCGGCAATGTGCCGCTAGTTGGGCCTATGGCGCAAAACATTTCGCAGCGTATGCAAACTGCCGCCAATGTGGAAGCGACACAAGTTGCGGCGCAAGGCGGCGTTGTATCGCCTGCCGCTGCGCTTGAGCGCGAGAGGCAGCGCAGGATGCTTGCGCAACGCATGGCCGGTCCGTTCCAAGTTGGCCCGTTCCAAGTTGCGCCATTCCCTGTAATGGGAGGGCTTCTCACCGAGGGATATCGAAGGTAAACTACCATCTGGACTCCTCCTGTGTCATTCTCCCCCTGAGAGTGTTTGCCGCCTACCGATGGCGGCTTTTTTTTGACCGTTCGTCTGAAATGGTCTAACCATTTCGTAAACATGGTGCATGATTGCAAACCATGAAAATCATTCTCGGCATTGATCCAGGGTTGAGCGGCGCAATTGCAGCCGTTCAAGGTCAGAAACTTGTGAGCGTGTTTGACATGCCTACGGTTGAACGTAAGGTTGGCAAGTCAGTAAAACGTTTTGTTGCGCCGCACGAACTCCATACGGAGTTGGCGGCATTCTTGATTGATCATGAGTGCGAATGCTTCATTGAGCAAGTGTCCGCCATGCCAGGACAAGGCGTAACGTCGATGTTCAACTTTGGACGCTCGCTCGGTAACGTGGAAGGCGTATTGGCGAGTCTCAAGATTCGCTACCACTTTGTACCGCCAATGACATGGCAACGCGCTGTGCGCTTAACAGGCGGCAAGGAAGGCGCACGCGCCCTGGCGATGCAAATGTTTCCAGAAATGAGTTCAGCGTTTAGCCGTGTCAAGGACAACGGACGGGCGGACGCTGCCTTGATCGCTTTGTATGGTTCGATGCAATAGGAGTCACTATGAAAACACAGGAAGTGGAAAACTTGAAAGAATTGTTGGCGTATACCCGCCAAATCGCAGCCGATTCAGATCGCAAGTTGCGCACCGCTAGGCAGTTCATTGGCGAACTAACCGACGTTGAACGCCTTGGCGGTCAAGTGTCTGATCAGGTTCGCAGCCATGCTTACAACGTTTTGCAAAGGATCATGTGATGCTGATCCAACGCGATGGTGAAACCGTGGTTGTCGTTGATCGACCAAAGATTGGATCAGCCTATGAGCCGCCAAAGCCAAACTATTTGGCGGATGATCAATTATGGATACAGAGTATCTACACGTTTAAGCGCGTGCCGGCTTACGCCATACGCGACAGGCAGGCTAAGTTGCTTTTGCTTGGTTCGCTTTACTTGGGCGGTGTCTTGATGCTTGGACAGATTGCACGCTACTTGTTGCAGCGATGAAGATGCCTTTTGTTAAAAACTTTTCACTTAACGCTTTATGGCGAGCACTGTCTCGCAAACCTGAAAGGGATCGCAATGGAACAAAAAATAACGATTGCTGCAACGGGTACTGTAATCAAGGAAGAGACTGCCCACTCAGAGCATCAGGCGGACGATACGTTTGGTTTCGAGGCAATAGCACCGAAAAAGGGACGAACACCAAAAGCTAACGTGGAAGTTGGCGAACTTGAAAAGCGTTTGAACATTGCGCTAGAGAATCTGGCGGATTGTGTTGAAACGCTCAAAGGTTTAGAAAGCTATGGACGCTTTAACGATTCCGTTGTTCGCCGCCGCGCATTGGAATGCCTCAAAAGGATTGGCGCATGGGCATAAAAATGATCGTGTCAACGATTAAGCCTGATAAGGGATCGTTACACGTACTGGCGGCAAGCGTTGATGCTTATGCGCCAGAAGTTGACCTTTGCATTGAGAACGGAAAAGGGCCAACGTTTGGTGATGATTACAACAGGGCCATTGAGCGTTTCATGTCAAAGGACGACGATGGCGTAATCATCGCCAACGATGACATTGTGCTTGCGCCTTACTCGTTGCGATTGCTCATGGAAGATGTTGAAGCGTTAAAGAAATTGTGTGGCCCTAAGTTGGGACTCGTTGCAGCGCGATCCGACTATGTGCGCCCTTCGCAAAACATTCGCATACCGCGAGACGATAGGGACCAGTTTGTTGGTATGCGTTGGAAGGGCGAGGGCGCGGTCAAGAAGAACAAAGTGGTATCGCCTTTGTTTGCATGGTTGCCGCGTCTAGCGTATGAGCAAGCACCGTTTCCGCCATTGAATTGGTTTAGCGATGATGTGATGTGCGCTGACCTTGTGGCACTTGGCTTTAGCCATTGGATTAGCCGTAGCTACATCCACCACGTTGGATCAATGACGATTGGCGTTGACATGCAATCGAATCTTCAACAGTCATTGCCGTGGATGAAATCGCATAGGCCGCACTATTTAGAACAATGGGGGATTGAATGATACCGATAAGGATTGTGGCGTGTACTCGCCATAACAGAAAAGATTTTGCAGGAACACCGCTAGGCGTAACGATTCAACGCTTTGCGCATCTGTCATTTATTGAGGCGCAACTGTTCACTAACAACACGGCAGGATTGTGCCAACGCTATAACGAAGCGATTGAAGCCGCCAAGAACGAGCCGGCGTTACTCGTATTTGTGCACGATGACGTTGAGATTGTCGACTGGTATTGGTACATGCGTCTAGGTGCGTCACTTGATGATCATCACCTGGTTGGATTGGCGGGTAACTGTCAGCCATCACCAGGTCAAACATCATGGGCCATCACGGACATGGAAGGCACGTTATCTGATCGCCAATCATGGGCCGGTTGCGTAGCGCGTGGCAACGGCGAGTATTTGACAAGTTGGGATGTGTTTGCATCGCCTAATCGTCAAGTGTCTCTGATTGACGGTTTGTTTATGGCGGCTTACTCGAAGACGTTTCATGACAACGATATAAAGTTTGATGAGCAATTCACCTTTCATCATTACGACATGGACATTTGCCGCCAATTCACAGAGAAAGGTTTGTCAATTTATGTGTCATCGATTTCCGCCATCCATCACAGTCAAGGCTTGATGGGTCCGACGTGGAAAGAATCAGCGCAGCGTTACTTAGATAAATGGCAAGGCAAATGAACATCAACAACAGCGACAAGAAAGCAGAATTGCATCCCATGCCAGTATACATGTTGGAGGGTATGCCTTATGTGCCGCACTACGTCAAACCCTATCACTGGGTTGCACCTGGAGGCATAACAAGGACAACGACATGGCTTGAAGAGCGGCACGCCAAACAAACCATGCGCCCATTGTGGATGCGCACTTGGGTGATTGAGCGTTTCGTTGAAACGACACAAGACTTATAGCATAATCGTGGAGTTCACGAGGATGCTTCATGTTTCGGATCAAGCGGGTTGTGGAAATGTCCCAAACCACGGAGCAAGCCATACGCTTTCTTCAAAAAGAGTGCTTGCCATTGGATACGGTCCTAAGCCCCAAGAACGGTTGGTGGTGGATGGCGTATTGCGACGGTCGGTTAGCAGGGTTTGCCGCCATGCTGCAATCCAGCAAAACACCGCAAGCCGCATACTTAGCCAGGGCCGGAACGCTGGAAGCGTTTCGTGGCCGGGGACTGCAAAAGAAATTGATTCGAGAGCGTTTAAAGTTCGCCAAGGACTTAGGTTTAACGCAGGCCATTACAGATACGACGGACAATGTGGCGTCTGCCAACGCGTTGATCGCCACAGGCTTCAGGATGTTCGAGCCAGACGATCCTTGGGGTTCGCCCAATACGTTGTATTGGAGGAAGGCTTTTGCCGTACAAAGACCCGAAGACTAGAACCGCCAAGCAAAAGATTTATGCTCGAAAGTATTACGAGCGAAATCGAGAAAAAACAATCAAGGCAAGTGTCGCGTCAAACCGCGTATTGCGTGCAAAGTGGCGAGCATACAAAGCATCACTTCATTGCGAGCGGTGCGGCATTCAGCACGAAGCGGTCATTGACTTTCACCACGTTGATCGAACGCCGCCAAAACGAAACATCAATGCGCTTGTCACGGCAGGGTCTTACGGAAAAGCCTTCGAGGAAATCAAAAAGTGTATTGCGGTTTGCTCCAACTGCCATCGCATCTTGCATCACGAAGAGCGCAAGCTAAAACGCAAAAAATTAAAACTTAAACACAAGAGGAAAAAGTCATGAACGCACACTCAGAATGGTCACCATCAGCCGCCGAGCGATGGATAGCGTGCCCGGCATCGATCAAACTCTCACGAGGCGTGCCGCCACGCGAAGCAGGAGAGGCTGCAAAGATTGGAACAGCCGTGCACGCATTGGCGGAAACGGTGATGCTGACAGGTTCAGCGCCACATACATTTGTTGGAAAGGAATTTGAAGGTGTTGAGATTAGCGAAGAGATGGCGTCTTGGGCCGAGGTCTATACGGACTTTGCGGGCGAACTGGAAAAGCGCATGGAAAGTGCTTGCCTCATCGAAGAGCGTCTTAGGATTCCTAATTACGCTGGCGCTGATGTGTACGGCACTGCCGATCTTATTTGCTTTAACGATGTTGACCTGGTTGTTGGAGACCTTAAAACTGGCCGCATTAAGGTTGATGTTGAAGGTCCGCAACTTAAGATTTACGCGCTAGGCGCACTGCAAAAGGCACCGGCAAGCGTGAAGAACATTACGCTTGCAATCATTCAGCCAACGCAGGAACCTCAGATCAGTTTGGCGTTTATGACGAAGGCTGAACTCATTGATTGGTCCGCCAATGTGTTGGAGCCGGCATTGCGCGATACGTTAGCACCGTTCCCACCAACGAATGAGGGTGAGCACTGCCGCTGGTGCCCGGCCAGGTCAAAGTGCCCGGCAAAGATTGCCAGGGTAGAAAGTTTTGCCGGAGTAACGCCAAAGCAAATTGATGAAGCTACGGAAGAGGAATTGAACGCCATGATGAATGTGGCGGACGATGCAGCGCATACGATTGAAGCGATCAAAGAGCGCATCACAAAAGCATTGGAAGATGGACGCCAACTGAATGATTGGACGCTTGTGCCGAAACGCGCAACGCGCAAATGGCAAAGCGATGAGCTGATGGCGGGATTGCTGAGTGCGCATAAAGGTGCCGTGAAAACAGTGCCCATCACGCCAGCGCAATTGGAAAAGAAATACCCAAATCTTTATCAGGAATTCGCGGATAAGGTCACCGCTGAATCAAGTGGCTTGACACTTGGGCGCAAACCCGCGCCAAATTTGACCTCACTTTGAAATAGGAAACTTTGACATGCTAGGACTTACAGGTGGTGGATCAGGACTCCCCTACATTCGTTTCTCTCCATCGATGAATATGTGGAGCGACAAGACGGGTCAGGAAATCCAACTAAAAAAAATGTTGTTTGACATTGACAACGTGCAAACAGGTTGGTTGTTGCTCGAAGCCGGTGTGCGTGATTGGCAACCGGATCAAGAGTTAGGCAGGCAAGGACAAAAGCCAAGCGATGCGCATAAGCGCGGATTTGTGGTGCGTTTCTTTAGCCGCGAAATGGGTTGGGTTGAATGGTCATCAAATGGCGCAGGGCCAAACATGGGGTTGGAAGCGCTTTACACGGCAGCCGCCAAGGATCGCAATGCGAACGCTGGCAAGTTGCCGATCATTGAGTATGTGGGCGCTGAGGCCATGAAGGTTGGCAAAGGCAACACGCGCAAGCCCAAGTGGAACATCACGGGTTGGGCACCAAGGCCAGCAGATGATGCGGGTGCCGCGCCCGTTGCTGCGCCTGAGCCTGTGGCCGCTGCGCCCGCAAAAGGTGAAGAGTTTTAAGTAATCACTTATTCACAAAACCCGGTCTTTTTAGGCCGGGATTTTTTGACTCTTAAGGGGATGACATGGCAGATGGCGTTTACAAAATAACGGAATCGTTTGAAGAAAAGGTTGCCGAGTACACCGGTGCACCATACTGTGTGGCGGTAGATAACTGCTGCAACGCTTTGTTCTTAGCGTTGACCTATGAACGTGTGGCGGGAACGACGATCAGGCTACCGGCAAGAACTTATCCAGGCGTGCCTTGCGAAGTGATTCATGCCGGCGCAAAGGTTGACTTTTATCCGGTTGAAGGAAGAACGATTAAGGGCGCGTATCAGCTTGCACCGACGCGTGTGTGGGATGCTGCGCTGTCGTTTACCTCCAATATGTACATCAAAGGCTCGCATATGTGCGTGTCGTTTACAGGACCGTACAAGCACTTAAAGCTGGGCAAGGGCGGTGCGATTCTCACTGATGACTATGCCGCCATGCTGTGGTTTAAGCGTGCGCGTTTCAGCGGGCGGCGTGAGTGTTCCTATCACGATGATCATTTCGACATGATCGGCTGGAATTTTTACATGATGCCTGATGTAGCAGCGCGTGGCTTATTGCTTATGAATCAATTCTGGCATCGTGATGGTTCGCCAAAGGTGATGGAGGACATTGAGATGAGCTATCCGGATTTGTCCAAGTTTCCGATTTACGCGTTTGGGAGTGATCGATGATTACGCCAACGATTGAATCTTTAGAGATCGTTAGGCGCATTTCTGATCGCATAGAAAACCAAACATTTCATCATCATTTTCATATTCTTTATGACTTGCCGTTGCCTAGCGTACATCGACCAACTTACTTGGAGATTGGTTGCTATGCCGGGGCAAGTGCGATTTTGATGCTGCAAAAAGATCGGATGCACGCAGTCAGTATTGATGTTGGCGCTCCAATTCCGCAATCGGTTGTTGAGGCAAACGTCAAAGCGAACAATCCCAATAAAAACACTTTTCGTTATGTACTTGGCGATTCCCACCAAAAAGAGACATTTGAGCGTGTTAGCGATTTAAGTGTTGATGTACTTTTTATCGACGGTGATCACACGGGTGATGGCGTCAAGCAAGATTGGGAAATGTACAGCCAACTTGTAGTGCCTGGCGGGTGGATAGTTTTTGATGATTACAACGATGAAAAGTATTCGCCAGAGGTAAAGCAAGCCGTGAACGATATTAGTGAAGCACTGAATCCGTCTGCTTTCCGTGTTTATGGAACGCTGCCAAACACGTTAGGCGCTAGGGGTTTCCAGCCATCATTTACGGATGGCAATTGCTTTATTGTCCAAAAACTTTTAGGGGGTGATCAATGAATCAAGACTTTGAATGTCCAAGGTGCGGGCATTGCTGCCAATTACTGGAGACAGAGCAAAAGCCTGTGGCGTGGATGCACACAACTGGCACCGGGCATGTGTACTTTCGCAAAAAGCCACAGGACAAAGTGTTTAGCCCGCAACCTGTGTACACGGTACCGCCAAAGCGTGAATGGGTTGGTCTGACGGATGAAGAAATCCATGACTTGATTTATCTATCTCAAAAAATTGATGCAAGCAATTCACCTTGGTTTGATTGTTTTGGTTTTTACCGCGCCGTTGAGCAAGCCTTGAAGGAAAAGAATCATGGATAGAGAAGACATCATCAAGCTGGCGCGGGAGGCTGGGTTCAAAGTTGATTGGCAACACGCAGACGTTGCTGAGATTAAAGCGAAAAGGTACGAATACTTCGCCGCACTTGTCGCTGCTGCCGAGCGTGAGAAGGTAGCGCAGTGGATGATGCGACAAGGCTACGCTACAGGACACGGCGACAACATTGAAGACCTGCTGAAAGAGCTTGAGTGGCAAATTGAAGAGCGCATAAGGCGTGAATGGGTTGGTCTGACCGCAGATGAAATCTGGAAATGCAACAAAGCGAGTGGCAGTGCTGTGGAGTTTCACATTTGCTATGCACATCAGAACGTGTTGGATTTTGCGGAAGCTATCGAAGCCAAGTTAAAGGAGAAGAACAAGTGGTAAATATCGTAACAGGACTACGACTGAAAGAATCAAGTTAAAGGGGCGCAATCAATGAGCGGCGATCACAATATGTATCAAAAGGCAAAGCGCAAAAACCAGTACGTCATCTTTGGTTCAGGAGGGCTTGCCAAGGAATTGATTGGCTACATCGAGGAAGAAGGCACGCACGAGATTGTGTGCGTGGTTTCAACGCAACCGTTTAACAATAAGCGTTATGCCGCCAAGTATCCCGTGGTGGAAAGCATTCGAGAGGGCGCGTTTCCTGGTGCTGAATTCCTGCTGGCTGTGGCGGACCCCGATGCAAAGCAAGCCATTGTTGCTAAGAACGAAGAAAGATGGGGAACGTACATACACAGCACTTGTACGGTATCGCCATACGCGAAGATTGGTAAGGGATGCGTTTTAGCACCGCAAGTGATCGTTACAGCGGATGCCTGGATCAACGATTTTGTGTTTATGAATACCAATGCAACGGTTGGGCATGACTCGGTAATTCACGCATGGACAACGATGTTTCCGAATACGGAAGTGTGCGGGGATTGCGTGATTGGCGTGGCGGTGATCATGGGTATTGGGTCCTATGTACTGCCAGGCAAGCAAATCGCCAATCGCGTGAAGATTTCAGCAGGGTCCATTGTCCGCCATGACTTCAAAGGTCCGGTGCACGAAGGCATTGTGCTGCAAGGCAATCCGGCGGCGCCTAGATGAACGCAGAACTATTAGCCGCAGCGCTTGGTAACGCCAAGC